AAATGAAGGCCGCCACGAATGTCGATGGATTATCGCGCGCGATCGTAGCGAAGTCAGCTGCAGCGGTTGGAGCAGGTGGAGGTTTCGCTGAAAAGATCGCTGATGTTTCACTTCTAGAGGCCAAGGCAGCAATAAATCCTAACACTGTTTTACAATTCACTGGTCCTGTCCTGAGAACATACGCTTTCGAATTCACCATGGCAGGCACCTCTGTGAAGGAATCGGAAGATATCCAAAAAATTATCACTAGTTTTAGAGAGCGAATGTATCCATCGAAGCAAGGGCAATACATACTATCATATCCCGATGTATTTCAGGTGACGTTTAACTTGGGTAGTGGTAATTTTGTTCCTCAATATGCCGAGTCGTATTTGACTGGAATGACAACCACATATAACGCAAGCGGTAATGCGTTTCACGATGATGGAGCACCAACGGATGTTAGTGTTCAATTACAATTCAGCGAATTCAAAGCATTGACTCGTGAAGATATTAAGGTACTCAGCAAGTCTGGCGGGAAAATCAAAGTTCTCACGGCAGAAGAAAAAGCAAAGATCCAAGCAGATCGTCTTGCGGCAGCTGCAGCGGCCGCTGGAGACGGTACATGAGTTACTTCTCTAAATTTCCCAAGACATCATATGACTTCTTTGATGCGACTAAACTATCCACCATTCCTGATCTGTTTCGGCAGGTTAAACTAGTTGAGAGGCGACTGGATAATATTTCAGTCTATCAGAAATACTTCATCATAGGATCAAGACCTGATCAGGTGTCATATGAATTGTATGAGTCTCCTGACTTCTACTGGACATTCATGTTAGTTAATTCTAATCTCCGAAGTGCCATGAACAAATGGCCTCTTCAGGATCTAGTGCTCGGTGACTTTATTAATGAAAAGTATATCGGAAGTACACTCACGCCGCATAGACTTCCTGGAGACGCCAATGAATTCAATTCGATTGCTGGCGAATTCGCAGTAGGTTCCACTCTGGTTGGATCATCCTCAGGTGCGACTGCTACCATAACAGCGCGACATCCTACACTCAACCAGATTGTATTCACATACGATACGAGCACTGAGTTTCTTGAAGGCACCGACACGTTCACCGCCACGAGCACTACTGGTGTTGTCTCTCAGTTATTGAATACACAGTACAACATCCGTACCTATCCGAACTCTCCGCATCATTATGAAGACGGTAATGGTGTCACGATATATAACCAAGACAACCTAGAAATATCCATAGGCATAACAACCAACACAGAATACGAAACAGAAGTGAACGAAGGTTACAAAGAGATCCGAGTTATCAAACCCCAGTATATTCAATCGTTCTCATCCGAGATCAGAAAGTTAATCAATGAGTAGTGAAGCGCAAAAACTATTAGTTCCTGGAAGTGTTAAGATAGAATCCGCTATCCTAACGAACTACTCAGGCGAGACTGTAGACATCAAAGTGTTGATTGGTGAACTAGTCATAACAGAATCTATCAACTCGATGTTCTGTGTGTTTGACATCGTTGTAGTCGACGGTGTAGGACTGTTAGAAAAGTATGCCATTTCAGGTAACGAAAAGATCGAACTGGAACTATCGAAGCGCGATACCGAAGGCGGCAATGACATTTTCACCACCAAACACCTAGCGATTATCGGAGTCAACGAGTATGCTAGAACAACCAACGAAAGTCAGGCATATAAAATACAGGCAGTCTCTGAAACAGCACTTCACTGTTCGGTCAAACGTTTATCGAAGTCCGTCAATGGTTCGATAGGTAAGATCATCACTGACCTGTATGGCGAGGTTGCGTTCAATCTACCACTAAATGTAGTCGACGGCAAAACAGAGGGCAACTATCGATTTGTGCTGCCGAACTACACTGTCACCGATACATTCGCAATGTTGCTCGCAAAGGCACAAAACAAATCAAGCACTACATATCATCTGTTTGAATCCCTATGGGGTGATATGGTATTGACGTCTTATGATGAGATCATCAAGCAATCTCCCGTAGATACCTATAAACTCATGAGTTTCGAAACAGAGAACGATCTTCGTCAATCAGCGTTTGATGAGATCAGAACAAAGATAAAACAAATCGATTCGTATCTCGGTCTGTCACATTATGAATCGTTCAAGAAAGGTGGTATTGCCGCGCGTGTCTTCATGAATGATATTTCGACCAAGACATTCGAGAAGAAAGATTACAATCTACTGGATGAGGATCTGGGTCGATTAGATAAAGACTATATACTATCGGACACGTACACTATCGCAGGCAAACCAGTCGCAGATCTTAGACAACCCAAGACATATATGGTCAACAAGAACACCATGGCGTTTACTAATTCTGAAAATGGTCAGAACAGAGTAGATGTGTCTATTGCAAAGAAACGGTTCCGATATGAAAATCAGTTTGCGATATCACATAATGTAAAACTCGCAGGTGATACCAGACTTAAAGCAGGCAGTATCGTAGACATTACGCTACCGACTCCGACTGATCCCAAGTTTCTATCCGAAGTACAGGATGACTATTTCTCTGGAAAGTATTTCGTCTCAAGTGTGCGCCATAACATTGTGTACGGTGGGTCATATACGGCCGATCTTTCTGTTAGAAAGGACTCTATAGACAGAGAACGAATGATAAGCAAATATAAGAGTATGAATGATGTACGGTGATTTTGTTTGGTTCACAGGAGTCGTAGAGGATCGAAATGATCCTGAAATGATGAACCGCGTTCGTGTCCGATGTTTCGGATATCATTCTGAAAGTACGGAAGATATCAAAACCGAAGAATTACCATGGGCATCTGTCATGATGCCTACGACAGCATCTGGCAATTCTGGCATCTTTGAATCACCCCATGGACTAATTGAAGGTAGTTGGGTCATTGGATTTTTTCGCGATGGAAACGACTGTCAAGATCCCGTGATCATGGGATCAGTCGCTTCGAGACAAATGGATAGTGCTGGCACTGGTGGGTTTTATGACCCATCTAGAACGTATCCAAAGACAAACTATATCGGTGACAGTGCGACGGATGTCAATGAACACGCGCGTGGAGTCATTACCAGCGTCGTCACTAAGAAGAATAGTAGCATTAGCGTCAATGTGCCGACCGCCTCCAGCGGCACCTGGAGTGAACCAGAGACCCCATACGCACCCGTATACCCGAAAAACCACGTACACGAGTCCGAGAGCGGGCATCTTCGTGAAATCGACGATACAAAGGGCGCAGAACGACTTCATGAGTACCATACATCGGGTACATTTCGAGAAGTTCATCCTGACGGTACGGTTGTACATCGGATAGTCGGAGACGAATATGAGATCGTGGCAGGTGGTAAGAATGTGAGTATTGTCGGCAATGTTAATCTGACGATTGAAAAAAATTGTGACACATATGTGAAGGGGAATTTGACCGAGAAAGTTGATGGTAATGTGCTCAGAACTATCGGTGGAACGCTAACAGAAAATGTGACTCGCGCGGTAACGCAAAACTATGCAGGAAGTAGAACTATGTCCATCGGCGGATCAGACAGTATCACTATAGTCGGATCAAGAACAACATCTGTGGGTGGTGCAGATACACTGACAGTCGATGACAAGCATACTATCACAGCACCGAATGTGTCATTCACGTTCAGCAAAGGTCAGATTGTTGTTTCAAGTGGTTCTATCATCGACACAGGTGTGGTTCTTCACTCTCACGATCATACTTCTAGTTTTTAGGGTATAAATAGAATACATGGCCACTAACTACTCAAACATAGACACGACGACAGTTGGATATAGAGACTTAGACCTTCGGTTTAAACTTCATCCAAATCTCGGCGATATTGCTCCTGTGACTGACTTGAATGCGATCAAAAATTCGATCAAGAACATTCTTCACACACGCAGAGGTGAGAAACCTTTTAATCCAAGATATGGATCAAACGTCACGGATTATCTATTCGAACTTGCAACAGAAATCACACAATATTCTATGGGTCAAGAGATCGAGTATTCGATTAAAGAACATGAACCTAGAGTAGAAATTACGGGCATCACGATTGATGATGATGCAGACAATCACGCATACGGCATTCGTTTGGACATGATTATTATTAGTACACAACAGGAAGCCGACATATCACTAATTCTTAAGAGATTACGCTAATGCCAACACCTAGTTTAGTCGATCTAGACTACGACAACATAAGGGAAGAACTTAAATCCTTTATGAAAAATCAGACTGAGTTCACCGATTACGATTTCGATGGTTCTGGTCTTGGGGTTCTATTAGACGTCCTCGCATACAACACTCAGATGAACGCATTAATGGCGCATCTTACACTTAATGAATCATTTTTGAATACTTCTCAGGTTAGAGCGAATGTCGTTTCTCATGCACAACCGTTGGGATATGTACCACGGTCTGGTACCAGCGCGTCTGTTGAGTTGGATGTTGTTGTTACTGGCACATCAGTTAGTGCATCCGCATTAACTATACCAAGAGGAACTACATTCAATGGTACGATCAACAATGTGACTTATGCGTTTGTTGTACTCAGTTCAGTGACTGCAAACAAGAGTTTAACCAACACTTATAGTTTCACAAACATTCCTGTTTATGAAGGAACTATTCGAACCGAGAGGATCAATGTTGACGGATTGGTTGACTTCCAGAAATTCGAATTGAATTCAAGTGCAATCGATACCACATCAATCGGTGTCAAGGTGTACGATAATGCCACCGCAACGATTGGTGATGCCTATACTAAGTATGTGGACATTGCTGAATCTGGTTCTGATTCAAAGGTGTTCTTTCTTCAAGAGAACGTGTTCGGAAGATATGACGTTTACTTCGGTGATGGTCGAATAGGTAAGAAACCTGCCAACGGTTCAGTCGTTGAAGTGTCTTATGTAGAGACTGCCGGCGCAGCGGCCAACAACATCACATCGATGTCGATCAACGGTGAACTGGATTCAATATCTAATATTGCTACCACGTTCTCTTCTGGTTTCACTGCAACAACAGGTGGCGCAAGTTTAGAATCTATTGAGTCTATCAAATACAACTCGCCTCTGGTCAATGCGACACAGGACAGAGCGGTATCAGCGAACGATTACAAGACGTTGTTACTTGCAAACTTCACCGAGCTCTCGGATGTTTCTGTCTGGGGTGGTGAACAGGCAAGTCCTCCTACTTATGGTAAAGTGTTTGTTACTCCTTCACTAGTGTCTGGTAATCTACCAACACAGTCATTTAAGAGTGCGATCATTTCATACCTGTCTACCAAGAATATTGGTTCTATATTGCCAGAGATTGTTGATCCAGAATACACATATCTCCAGTTGTTTGCAGGTGTTAAGTATGATAACAACAACACGACAAAAACAGCAGGTGAACTTGAGTCACTAGTTCGCGGTATCATAACGACATACAACAACACAAGTCTTAAAACGTTCGGTGGTGTTCTTCGTCACTCTAATCTATTATCACAGATTGATAATGTCGATGATGGAATTGTGAGTAGTGTAATTAAACCTACGATGTATAAAGCATTTACACCAAACCCAACACAAACAACCACGTATACAATTCTGTTCCCTAGTAAACTTTATTTGGCATCAGATACCGAGTTCAGCATAGACAGTACAGAGTTTTTGATTGACGGCATCTCTGCTAAACTAGGTGACGAACCTATAACAGGATCTGTAACTTCCAGAAGAGTGTTCTTCTATAATGCATTAACCCAGTCGAAACTCCAGAGTTATTCAGACGTTGGTACGATTGATTCCACAACAGGTATCATCACGATCAACAGCATTAAGTTCGACTCGACAAACGCCATAACCGTATACGTCACACCTGATGCCTTTGATATTGCTCCCAAGTTCAATCAGTTGCTCCAGATTATTCCGTCTGATGTAACTGTAACAATGTCGCTTGATAGCATTAGTACAAATGGTCAATCTGGAGTATCTAACTTCGAAACGTTTACTAGGTTGTAATGAGCAGAGAAAAGAATAGAGTTGAGGAGTTAATACCGGAAGCGTTACTTGAGGTCGCGCTTCCTTTCATTGAGTTCCTTAAGAAATACTACGAGTTCATGGAAGAGGATGAGTTTTCTCCTTCTGCTGTTATCAATCGCGACCAGATTGTTCGAAACACCGAGTCGACTAGTAGATTGTTTCTCCAGAAACTGTACACTGAGTTTGGTTCCGCTGTATCCATAAACAAAGACAACATCGACGATGATGTTGCCAATCTCCTTAAGAACACAAGAATCCTATATGAAGCAAAGGGATCACTTGAATCAATAAAAGTTCTCTTTAGAATTCTCTTCGGCGAAGATGTTGAAATCTGGTTGCCAAGAGACTACATTTTTAAACCGTCAGATGGTAACTGGGACAGACAGTATTCGTTCATGGCGACGCTTGTGTCAGGTGATCCGCTTGATATTGTCGGCGAGTTTGCTACGCTGTCCTCTCAATTCCCAGGACAACCAGTCCAGACATTTACTGCCGAAGTTGTTAGAGTAGAGACGACGGTAAAGAGCGGACTGTATGAAGTGTTTGTTAGTAAGTATGCGATCAATGCATTCTACTACGGCGCGACACTGACGTTTGATGACGTCGAGATGACAATAGAATCAACCACAGATCGGTTGATCAATACTACGAGCGTAGGTTCGGGATTCACATTCTCTCAGTCTTATGATGTCACTAACTGGACAAGAAACGTATTCGGATCCTACGTGACACCAGACGCCGTGGTCTTACCCGCGGGATTCACTGCTGGTCCAGGTGTTGCGACGCTAGACGTAATCAGCATATCTGGTTTATCTGTAGGCGACTACATCTACGGAGATTCGGCGTTCGCATTAAACACAACCATTGCTTCTATAGTAGATTCGGACACTATTACAATATCTCCTGCGTTGATTGCTACCGTACCTACAATCACTGCAGCGAATCTAGAATACTCGCGATATCCTGATAGTTATAACACGATACTTCAACCATACTTTGTCACTAAGACTGGAACAAGAAGAATTCCTTCTGTCAGTCCATTACGGACGTTTGATCTAGAGACATTTGTTTCAGATGCAACCACGGATGGTCTTAGAGTTGAAACTATCACGCGAACGGATTATCAATTAACTAATCTATACTACGATCAAGAAAGAACAGCAGTTATTGACAGGGGCGACGGCAAACTAGACTACAAAACGTATGTCGATTCGGACGTGTATTCAGCGCCGGCCGTTAGTGTTAACTGGGATACAGTTATCAATGAACTGACAAAGATCGTGCATGCTGAATCCGATGGATCGCTGTATACCTTTTTCACAACAAACGTAGGTACGACAGTCACTAGCGATAGTGCATCG